GTCTCCCAATGACCGGTTTTGATCACCTAACAAGAGTAAATCTTGCTAGTCACTCGCACCTTACTAGGGAATCCTTAATATTACGTACTACTAGATTGAAATCAATGAGTTTACCTCAGCGAGTGTTTCGCTAAGCCACCCCATTAATTCCAATGGCAAGTTCACCTCGATGAGTGTGTCACCGAACTACCCCACCACCATACAGCTGAAAGAAATAAAGAGTTTACCTGTGTGAGTGTGTCGCACAGCCACCTCATATTATGCTAAAAGAACTCTCAATGCAAAGTTTACCCTTATGATGGTGAGTCAAAAGGCAACCTATGTAAAGATTATTCCATTCAACTATATACTAAGTAAACGATGCAATTAAAGCTAGTACGAAGAAAAGCCAAACTATATTCTGCATATTTATAGCTATATTTCATCCCAGTTAAAACACTCAGCTACATGTTCCTGACCCCAAGCATAGTATGCAGGTTGGGGGCCACATCCTCTGTGGTGTGTCTTTCTGTGTTTTCTTCCTGTGAACTTAGGCCACCATCCAATCCAAACAAGCGAGTTTGCGCAGTTTTCAGTGCTGCTGCCTTCATCTGGATGTGAGCCTCTCGTGCTCGGACGGATGTGCGGGATGTGATCTCATAGAAATCAAATGCATATCGAGCCAAACTCATATCCCGCAAATTTCTCACCAAACCATACCGTGGCATGTATGGTTCACTCTTGTTACGCATCTCTATGTACGCCTCAGCCACATCAGAAAAATGTGCCATTATCTGCCTAAAAGTAGGCTTCGCATTTTCGATCACCGGTTTTAGGGGAAACTCCACTTGTTCCTCACCATCCATCATTGTCCAAACTCCATTCACATTCGGTGATGTTCCATTCTCGATGCACCAAACCATCAAACCATTTAAGATAGTTCCCATATCGCCAGCTTCAACATAGTATGCTTTTTGAACTTCAGAGAACCAGGTATTAAATTGACTCTGAGTTGCCCTTGCGTAAGAGATATCAATTTGGCTTGGTTTGTAGACCAAAAGATGCTCAAAATTCAGTGCACTCACCCCATTAACCTTTGGTTGGCGCATTTTCTCAGAAATCGCCTTGATGCGCGGGATTGTGAACGTGCCAGTTGTTCCTGCATTTACATCCCGTTCTTCGAGACCCTTACTTGATTGCTCACCAGCTGCGGCAGGTAACTTTGCAGATTTTTCCTTTGCTGGGTCTTTTCCAGCATCAAGCGAACCGGCTTCTTCTTTTGCTTGATGTCTGACTTCATACGACGTGCACTCCACATCATCATCAAGATCTGCAAAGAACTTCATGTAGGCATCAAACTCCTCTGAACTTGAATCCACATTTAGATAGAGTTTCTTAAGTGCAAGCTCAGTAATGTATGGTGCCTTCCCTTCTAAAGATAGCTGGCTGAAAGGTTCTTGCTGTAATAACCACTGATAGAATCTTCTAATCTCATGCGTTAACTGCGGGTAGCCCCAAGACTCAATCATTGCTGCACAAATGGCCTCTAACCTGTATTCTGGCAAAGCTGCGCGGTCCCATTGTAAGATGGACACGATTCTTTCTTCCTCAAGTTTGGGGATGTATATTCCTTCAACAACTAACCCTCGGTGTGACATAAACCACAGCTGGGTTTTGTCCTTTGTACGGGACGAGAAATCATAGTTCAAACCAAGATCCGAGAAATGCTTTCCCATTTCATCCAACAAACTCTCGTGTCCCGGAGCTACTGCCAAAATCAAATCATCTCCATTGACAAAGAACTTACAGATTGCTTCGCTCTCATCGAACTGAATGTTGGCCTTCACAAAGCTGTAGTGCATGGCTAAAACAACCATGAGCGAGTTGTCAACAACTGTAGAGGGTTGGCCACTATTGTTTCCCCTAAACTTCTTAACTATGGTACCATCTGGTGTGGAGATTGGTGTGTAAACGATCTCAGTGTACAAGTTTTGTAACATTTGAAAACCAATATCCCATTCCTCCATAAATGCATACCTCACAGCTAGAACTGCATTGATCAGATAAGGTGTCAAAGAGCTGTCGAACTGAGATCCGTCAGCATCACAATATGTCCAATCATCTGGTAATGCCGTGAGCAGCTTGTTCCAACCGCCATAGAATTTTGTCATGCCAACTGTCCAGCAACAGTCGATGTTCTTGCTGTAGAACTGATTGTTAAAATCATCAACACACACCTTTCCTGCTAGTAAGGTGTCAATTGGAGCAGCTGTGAAAGTGCGTGTCTTGTTTGCTTCAATTTTCTCTTTGCAGCGCAACTCAGCTTTGAGTGAGCCATTCCACACTCCAAGTTCACCAAGATACAAGCGTTGACAGCTCTCCATCAATATCTGTTCCTTATCATGGGAATCATATTCGGCAAAATAGTCCTTTTTCTTTCCCCCATACATGGCGCCAACTGCTGCGTTCATATTCAAAGCTTTGAAGATTTCCCCTTCATCTGTGATGTATGTGCATTTTCTGAAGCCTTTCTCTCGCATGTACAAGATCACTCTGCATGTAGCTTCCTCGAAAGCATCACAATCAACAACACCGACTTCGATAGGCTTCGAATACTTCATCAAATCTTTTATGTAAGCCTCTTTGTTGAGTAAGCTCTTTCCATACGCCCACATCTTTGGTTGGAAAAACTGTTTAGCCTGCATGTCCTGCGCAAGATATTGTTTGAATAACATGCATTCTCCTTTAACAACATGCTTAGTGACAAGCTGACTTTTCATGAAGGCAACTGCTTGGAGGTTCTCTTTCAGGGCATTCAACATCCATCCTGTACTTTGGGCTTGTTCACGTACTTCATCCTCCTCAAAGGCAAACAAGTCTTCTATCATCTTGGTGGTTTTGAACATGCCAGTGGGTGTGCTCTTTACCAGCTTCAGTGAACCCCACAGCACATTATCTGGGTGGTACTTCCAATTTAAAACCCACTGCGCGTGATCATCTGTGCGCAAAAATTTGGCTTCAAAGTCATCATCAAATGCTGCGAAGTAGTTTTCACTATTCTGGTTATTAGCCAAAGTATGTATCCCAACAATGCAGCCATCAGCAGTACTCACCATTGGCAAGCCACAATTTCCATCATCGGTTGAAATCCAATGTTTCCAGAAAGAACTCCGTTGAACAGGAAAAGTTGCACTTGTTTCAGACAAAGTGGTTGAGATATATCTCTCTTGGAAGTTTGAACCAACTAAAACGACTCTATCTTGCTGCGTTGGCGCTCTAAAGTGCAATCTCTGTGGGAACACTGGGAAGTCCTTTGGCATTTTCACAACAATCAGATCCCTCCCTTTTAGTGGTTGCACTTGCAATTTCATCATGTTTGAGACTTTAAATGTTCCATGGTGAGATCGCACTATGAGTGTTCCATTATAGCTTTTGAACAAATGGTGGTTCACTATAAGCAAGGAGCCAAACCCAATGCCATGTGTTGAGGTCTTGCCCAGCTCAGTTTCCACTGTTAGCAGGCACACAGCTTGTGCAATTGGATTGTAATCTCTGAGTCCTTTCAGCAGAGACTTTGCCTCATGTACCACATTCTCCTTGGGGATGTCATCAACATTCACAACTGTCCCAACACCAGTTTGCCTCAACTCACCTTGCCTCTCAGGAAATTTCATTATCGTACTAGCCTTATCACTCACTCTCAAAGGATCGTGTGGTGTTAGATCAACCTTTAAGGCTTCCTTTGACCAATCCTTTATCATATATGCATGAATTGTTGTGTTGGCGTATGTTGCCTGAGTTTCAAGTTCATCCTTTTCTATCATTTCACGACGGATATCCCCAAACCTCTCTTGGATGTCAACAATATCAGCATACACATTCTCTTCAATTTGGGCGCCAGTAAGCGGGTCAACAAACTTAATGTAAGAGTATTCAGTTGGTTCAAACCCGTACATATTTATAAACTTGCGCGATGTTTTACCCAAGCCAACTGTGGTTCCCTTTCCTTTGCCTTTCTTTGTATAAGCTGAACCAAAGTACTCTGCAATGGTGTCTTCGTTGTTATCAATTTCAAATCCAGCTCTCTTATCCCTTGCCTGTCTAAATTTCAGAGCTTGAATGCGTTTAGCTTTATGCCTCCCTTGATGAACAACGCTATTCATCTCTCCTGTGAACCAAGTGTACAGCATCCATGCACCACCAATTGCGACACCGGTTGCTATAATCACATCGCGAACTGCCAGCGATTTGTTCCAAATTCCCTCCAGCCCGAGCGCTCCTGACATTGCATGTTTGGACTGATGGTGCACAAACTGTAGAGCTTCAAAGCGCTTTATAAGGTTCAATTCATCACCAGTTCCTCCAAGATTACTAAACTCCTCTAGTTGTGCCTTTGCCATCTCCAGCTTCTTGATGTTCTCACTAGTGTAATCACGTGAATATCGCGCTCTCAGAGTATTTGCGATTCCTACCACAGAAAAGGCACTAGAGCAACCGTTATCGATTGCACTCCTGAACTGGTATTGCTTGGTGCGCTCATCTTCAATCAATTTCTCGAGGAGAATTAGAGTCCTAGGTATTGCGTACAAATCAGTGCTCAGTGTGTACGCTATCTTGCTGACAGACGAACTTCGAAGAGTTGGGAAGGATGCTTCTCTTTTGTACTTCTTCACTGCCTCCCATAATTTCTCATGGAGGATTGCGGGGATGTCCTTGATGTGGAATGCAAATTTCACTGTATCTGGCAAATCAAGATGAACTCCCATTCTTGTGTAGTCTATAGCTTGCAACCATTCACTCGAAGCTCTGTATGGCACAGCACTCTCACTCAGAGGAATAATAGAGTCTCGCAATTTGTACTTCTTTAATAGATCATGAATAACTGGGTGCATTGTTCCCTCATGCGTGACAAAGTTGCAGGAGAAGAATGGGCTCAATTCAAAGTTGTGCATCACACGCACTTGCCTTAATGTGCATTTGGAGAGCAGAGCAGTTGAAACACAGCTAGACATAACTGGAAGATTGTATGCGAAACAGTACAACGCTGCTTCAGTAGAAATCATTTGTGGTATGTCCACCAACCCTTTTTCAGTGAAACCAATTCTCAGAGCTGTACCTTTTTGAATCCTACCCACTCTCCCAAGTCTCTGGATACGCTCTCCATAGCTGACGCTTGTTTTAGTGTATGCCACACTCCTGTTGTCAGTATCCAAAAACGGAGTTACTTTCAAACCAAAATCTACAACAACATCAATGTCCAAGGTTACTCCATTCTCAATGATATTCGTGGCAACTACAAAATGTGGCTTTCCCTTTGTCCCATGTGTTGTTATCTCCAAGTCACCATGCTTCATTGTTCTCCCATCCACCTTTGTGACTGCAAAGTCTTTGCCAATTAAGGCTTTCGAGAGCATATCAACTTCATTGTAGCTGGCGACATACACTAAAATGTTCGAGCCATGTTGGATAACATCTGCATTTCCTCCAGTTCTCTGCGCGTCCACAAATTGTTTGAAACTGAGACTCTCCTCAACTAGTAATTTGACTGGGAACTGAGTTGTAAATTCAACTTCTCTTCCTGGTGGTGTTGCTGAAACTTTAAGCACTTTGCACTTTGTGTGGTATGCATGTATCAGACTTCTAAAAGCCATTGAAGAGGCGTCCATGACATGACATTCATCAATTATCACAAACTTTATCTCTTGCAGCTGAGTGATGTTATTAGCAAAGTAATGTAGGGCAAAACCACTAGTCATCACTGAGATGGGGCTGGAACCAAAAACACTATTTCCACGCATTCGCATTGTTGGTTTCATGAAAAACGGCGCTCCTGACAATTGCTTATAGACATTTTCCGCAAGTGGCCTTGTTGGTTCGATTAGCAGAACTTTACCCATCGCACTCAAATGGCTGGGAAGTCCAGTTGACTTTCCAGATCCCACAGCTCCACGCACGAGAAAATCACTGAACTCACTCATAGCAATATCACTAGCCACTTTCGCGGCTGTAGCCCGTGTGAATTCATAGAACTTGCCCTCTGTCCTGTAATGTGGTATCGTCAAGCCTGTTGAAATTTGATTATCCCACCAGTCTCCAAAAGTGACATCAGTTGAATTGATTGTCGGACTAATTGAGTCATCGAGTTCAAAATCCACCACAAAATCTCTAGCTTCAAAGTCCTTTACAACGTCATCCAAGCTCTGATGCCGCACTTCAGAATTTAGGGAGCCAATCACCCCTTTGAACTTATTCAATGATTTGAACACACAATCACTTCGTTCCACATCAAACAACATAACAGCTAGCGACACAAATGCAATAATATGCTCGATCTTCTTCAAATCAGATTTGGAGGCTTGGTGCACGACATTTTCATTCGTGCTGGTTTCTTTGAAGAATGTGTATAGGGTGGGGTTTACTCTTTTCAAATATTCACAGTATTCATCCCACGTTGGTTGTTTGCCCAACTTCTTTTCTAGCATTGCATATAGCTCGACACAGGCATCTGTGTGCATTACATGTTCAGCTTGTGCTGCCTTCAGCTTGTGGGCTTTGTTTTCAGCCACCATTAAACTAACATTTCTATATATTCTTAATAAATTTCCAAATATTACAAAATTACAAATTAAAATTTTAAAACCAGGTAATCTCTTGACTATACTACCAACACAATATGCTGAAACATTATTTAAACACCGTTTCTCTACAAAAGATGACACTGCTCCTGTTGACTTATCGACCCATGTTTTTGTACGGGCTGATGCCTCTGTAAATAATGCTCTCGGAGAGAAAGTGAAAACTTCTTTCAAATCTTGCACTCTTTCGCCCATTGTGGCGATCTGAAGCTTTCTTCTTGATCTCCTTGACCGCCAAGTTGAAGATAACTTTTCCCGCCAGCTTAATTCGTGCCACTGCACTTGCAGAAGTTCCATGTAGTTTTTTTCAAGGACTTGTGCGAGCTCCAATTCTTGATGTTGATACCCACCATTGAACAGCTCTAAATTGCTTCTGCTTGCTTCTCTCGTGCGTGTTAGCAGCATCAGAGCCGACTGGTATGCCAAGTTCATCTTGAAACCTTCGCAAGTTGCATCAAGGAGTTGCTCTGAAGCATGGCTAATTAAATGCAACTGCCTTGTCAAGCTTTCGGCCAAAGTCACCTTTCTTGCCAAGTTGTTCAAGATGGTGGCTATCATAGCTATTGATTGATTCTTGTTAACCCATAGTTTAACTGCCTCTTCAAATGCTTCATTCTCGAACATGGCTATCAAAACTCTAGGTGACAGAATTGAGAATATGAGCATATATGGCTCATCCACCAAAAGTTGATTCATCACAGTGGGTTTATACACTCCTTTCACTAGTAGGCGGATAGCATGGAACTCACTAATACTACACCTTGGGGCCATACCAGCAACAGACTCGTTTGTGCCACCAACTCTGTAGTGCTTGATCTCGGAATCAATCTCATCATTAGCGAACAATATCATTTGCGATACTGTTGCTGCCTTTAGGATATGATAACCAGAGCTGATTGATCCAAATGAATCAACAACGTGGCAAATTTGACTATTATGGTCCACAAGAATGCGTGGCAATTCAGCATCATGAACATCAGGGAAGAAAATTCTGAGCTGCGCACACGTTGTTGCCAAATCAAGCATTGAAGGCCACTTCCCAAGTTTGGGGATAAAAATGTCTCGCACCTTCTTAGTGAAATCTTTTGCTTCATCTTCACGGATGTTGATCAACATGGCAAGAAATACATTTATGTAGCAATATCCATCAATGGCCATATCAAGTAGATCCGTTTCTACTTTTGGCAAATCAACAAACTTTGTGTCGCCAGTGTTTCCAATGACTAAGTGCCGCTTAGTGGGAGCATATGCTGTCGATTCTATGGCACTACCATCTTCAAATGTTGTGCAACAACACGGGTATATGTAGTTTCCATCTTTCATGCTCACGCACTGCTTTCCAATCCTAGGCTGGTTTGTTGTCTCACCTTGCATTTTACTCCTGAATTCTGCTAAATCCAATGGCACAATTAAGTTACCAATAGCAAGTTTTCGCACACCGTTTGGATGATTCCGGAGCTCAAAAGAAATGTAGCCTCTGTGGGGTTGATTGTTCTGAAAAAATTTGTGAAAAATCTTGTAGCATGGTATTCCCTCTGGCCCCACAGGAAATTGGCATTCTTGGTCAAGCTGATTGTCACAGGACAATACATATTGTATGTTTGCTTTTGATGACAATTTATTTCTAAATGCTGCTAAGTTGCCCTTCTTAATGTTTCTAGTTCGGTTTTTCTGAAACCAAGCAAGCTCTCTAAGTGCTTCAAATGCTTCTTTCCATTGATCAGGTCTGTTCTGATTTCCTCTAAGCAGAAAGTCATTAAGAGCATTGAGATGTGTGAATGGGCTCTGTGTGCGATCTCCAATCATACGGGATATGTCCTCGAAAATCTCTGCTTTACCAGTAATCCTTGGCAGCTCGGTTGAAATAGCACCCATGACCTTTTCCACATGCTTGAATTTGGGGTGTTTTGAGCGCACCAGTCTTTCAGCTTCTCCTGCTCGGGTGCTCAAATACTCACAAAGTTCATACTGAGTCTTTGATGTGATTGAGTTCGCACAGATTCCACATGTGAGTTTGCTACATGGGAACAGAGCTTGCGCCACAATTGTTGCTACTTCCCCACATTCTTCAACTGTGAAAGTTGTTTCACAATCATGCTCGACACGCTGTTTACTCTCACCCCAGTGTGATCCTAGGCCTCGCCAAAACCTTTCGGCGACTGAGAACTGAACCATTCTTCCAACAGTGCTCGCTGTCAATTTTGATCGAGCATCAAAAATTTTTCCTTCGTATGCACCTCGCACAATGAAGAAACCCCCCCAACTGCGCCCGAATGAGCCGTTGCAGACACGACTTTGTAAAATAACTCCACTATCACCTCTACGCAGTGAGTTGCTTCGGATGACATCTCCCCATGAAGGTACTTTAGCTAATTCCAACACGAAGCTCGCGTGCTCTGCACTCACCTTAACATCAACTCGCCGGCGTTTGCCTTGCACATGTGCCAATTCGCAAACACACCGCACGCCCATGTGCGTCTGCTTATAGTGCAATTTAGTGGTTGTTTTACCAGCCAGCTCAATGTTGCCTCCTTTTTCAATCATAATATTTTTAAGTTGCCTAATGAAGCTGCTTAGCTGTGTTTGCGTCATCGCCACCTTCTTATGATTTGTTTTAAGCTTCATTGAGGGTGTTTTATGCAGCGGCCACGCTACAATGGTGTCATCCTGCATTTGTGACACGACTGGTCCACCAGCAATTGAAATTTTGGAGACGATGCTCGGACTCCCCAGTTTGAACTCTTCAAGTTCCTGTTTTCTGGCTGTAGCGAGTTTCTTGCACTTACGCACGGCTCGATCAGTGGCACGTTTCAGGGTTAACGTGCCATTCTTTTGCATCTTGATTCCAGCGTACAGACGCCGGTCGAGGTATGGTTGCAGCTCACTTTCGAGGGCAGCAAACGGATTAGCAGCTTGCTTGTTGCTACTCTTATGCTCAGCACTGGCTATGACAGCTGGGGCCAATCCCATTGGGTTTGCCAACTTGCACTCAAAAGTGCCAAACATGATGTTGATGTGTGTGGTTTCCATACCTTGCTGTGGTTGTACAATAATGTCACGGTGGATGCTTAGGAAGCTTTAAATTGCGAAAACAAGATTTGTGTAAAGAGAATTACTGCAAATGTTGAATTGAAACGATTGAGAAATTAAACTTGTAAATTGCCAAGGCAAAGTGTAGAAGATTGATTTGTTTGTTTGCTTTCGTTTGTTTCTGTTATGTATTGTTTTAATTTT